GAAAAAATTGAAATAGCTAATAATAGCTTGTTTGCAAGTACTGTTGGAGATTTATCTATTCCTAATTTTTACAACTTAGCTGGATCTAAAGATCCTGTAAGAGCAAGTCAAGGATTAACGGAGACTAAAAGAGATGGTATTTTTGTAAAAGGTCCTGCAGATAATAGATTAAAAGAATTTGGCACATACACAGATTTATCTACAGATGGTATAAATATAACAGCAAATAAAGATGGTACATTTGATGTTAAAATGAATCAACAAGGCAAATATAATTTTGGTAAAATACAAACAGACCAATCTTTAAGAGGTAATTTAGCCAGTACACAAAAAACAGACAAACAAGGTAATATCATTATGGCTCCAAATAATACCCCTATGATTGTTGGTCCTATATCTGTTAATACATTCGGAGCTACAACACCTACAAAATTAACATCAGACCAGATATCAAAAAATAAAGCTGCTGCTGAAAAAAGAAAAGCAGAAGCTGACAAAGCTAAAAAATCCATCCCTAGTTCAGCACCTAAATCAGAAGGTGGGCAAGGTATGCTTGGTTTTGAAAGAGGGGTGAAAGGTACTTTTGCTCAAGCACCATCACAAACAGGAAAAGTTAAAAAATCAGCAACACAAATAGAAAATGAATTAGATGATTTATTAAAGTCAAATATTACTGAATCAGATAGACAAGCAGCAAAAGGAACAACAGGTAGTAGTGCTAACAAAGGAAAGCAAGGTAAAATAGTTTGTACGATGATGAATGAATCTTATGGCTTCGGTTCATTTAGAAATAAAATATGGTTGTCATATGCTAAAAAATTAACTAAAGAACACGAAGTAGGTTATCATACACTGTTCCTTCCATTAGTACATTTAGCATATACTAAGGATAACAAACTTATCCGTAAACTCTTAGAACATGGTACACGTAGACGTACTGCAGATATACGTGCAGAGTTAAAAGGTACTAAACGAAACACTTTAGGTCGTATTTATCGTGCTGTACTTGAGCCACTTTGTTATGGCGTTGGTAAAATAAAAATGACATTAGGAGAATAGCATGGAAGAAGACTCATTAGTAGAATATAAATCAACTTTAATGTCAAGATATGATGGCTTAGAGGATGCAGAAAAAGCTACATTACGTGGTTTAAATGGTACTGCAGAAGGTATGGTTTTAGAAAAAATACTAGGACCAGAAATGGAAGATGTAGGAATGATGCTTGCATCTAAACCTGCACCAATGGCAATGCCTAAAAGACGTGGATTAGCTACACGATAAAACAGTTTATATGCTGGCTACTCATCCCCCTACCAACATAGGCTACGGTGGCCCCAGTTAGGAAATACAATGGCAGAAACAGAAATGGCCTCAGAGCCACAAGCAGAAACTAAAGTTGCATTTGCAACACGTAAGTACTCAAATGATGATAAAAGAAAAGCAGAACAAGAAGAGTTAGAACAATTAATTGCAGAGAATAAAGGTGAAGTTGCTGAAGAAGTAGAAGCAGAGCCAGAAAATGCAGAAGAAAAAACTTTTAAAAAACGCTATGGTGACCTACGTAAACACTCTCAAGAAACTAAACAATCTTTAGAAAAACAGGTTAATGAGTTACGTAAACAACTTGACAAAAGCACTAAACAAGAAATTAAACTACCAAAGTCAGATGACGATATTGATGCATGGGCAGCTCAATACCCTGATGTAGCAGCAATAGTAGAAACAATTGCAATCAAAAAAGCACGTGAACAATCCAAAGATTTAGAAGAACGTGTAAAAGAAATTGATGCAATGAGAGAAACAGCTACTAAAGAAAAAGCTGAAGTAGAATTATTAAAACTACATCCAGACTTTGGTGAGATAAGAGACAGTGATGACTTTCACAACTGGGCAACAGAACAACCTAAATGGGTTCAAGATGCTCTATACGAAAATGATGATGATGCTAGGTCTGCAGCAAGAGCAATAGATCTCTACAAAATAGACAATAACATCTCTACTAAAAAGTCATCTAACAATAAAGACGCTGCACGTTCTGTAAATAGTAAACAGACACGTAATGCACCAGAGACAGATAAAACTGGTGGCAGCTTTAAGGAATCTCAAGTGGCAAAAATGACACCACAAGAGTACGAGAGAAACTCAGATGTTATAATGGAAGCTATCCGTTCAGGACGTTTTGTTTATGATGTATCTGGTAATGCTCGTTAAAAGGTATTGACATATAGAAAAAAATAGATATAACTATAGTCATACTTCTACGGTAGCCCCATTTTAAAAATGGTTACCTACCATACTAAATAGCAAAGCAATAAAAGTCTTAAAGATTACCTGATAAACATGGCCTATTAAATACATAGTTGCGCGACTGTGTCTGTAATACACCCTACGTAAGTCAGCCCGTTAAAACATTTGATTGATTTGCATCTGTAATATATGCTATAAATAGGAGATTATACAATGGCATTTAGTTCCGCAGCAGGTTATGGTAACCTGCCTAACGGTAATTTTAGCCCAGTAATCTACAGCAAACAGGTGCAACTTGCATTCCGCAAGGCATCTGTTGTAGAAGCAGTTACCAATAACGACTACTTTGGTGAAATTGCTAACATGGGCGATACTGTTAAAATAATAAAAGAACCAGAGATCACCGTCAAAGCGTACACACGTGGTACAACTATTCTACCACAAGACCTTGATGACGAAGATTTCTCGTTAACAATTGATAAGTCTAACTACTATGCGTTTAAAATTGATGATATTGAAGACGCACACAGCCACGTAAACTTTATGAGTCTTGCTTCTGATAGAGCAGCTTATAGATTGGCTGACCAGTTTGACCAAGACGTACTTGGTTATCTATCAGGTTTCAAACAATCCTCTCTTCACGGAACACCAGACACAGTTAACGCAACTGTAAATGGTACTGTGGCGGTTTCAACTGCAGGAACAGATGAACTTCTTTCCAGCATGAAACTAGTAAAAGGTGACTTTGGTAACATTACTACTAGTTCAGCAGGAACTCACTCAATTCCTCTAACTCCACGTATGCCGGGTGCAACATCCTTGCCAACAGCCACAGCGTCACCAATCATGGTGATATCTCGTATGGCTAGACTACTTGATCAACAGCAAGTTGACACAAATGGTCGTTGGCTAGTTGTAGATCCTGTGTTTATGGAAATGCTACGTGACGAAGATTCACGTCTTCACAACGCAGACTTTGGAGAATCAGGAAGTATACGAAATGGCCTAGTTATTAATAACTTAGGTGGTTTCAGAGTATATAGTTCAAGCAATCTACCAGCAGTTGGAACAGGTCCGGGAACTTCAGGTTCTGCAAACCAAATTGCCAACTATGGTGTAATTGTAGCTGGACATGATTCTGCTGTTGCTACTGCAGAGCAGATCAATAAGACAGAAACATACCGTGACCCTGACAGCTTCTCTGACATTGTTCGTGGTATGCATTTATATGGTAGAAAGATACTTCGTCCTGAAGCTATCGTTACTGCCAAATATAACGCAGCGTAGGGGGAATATAAAAAATGGCTACTATAACATCACTTTTACTTCCTGCTACAGGAAACTCTAACAGAGGCAGAATGCCGTATCAGGTTGAACTATCTATTGACCTGACTGCACAAGCTATTGATTGTTCTTCTGGTGACGTAGTACAATGTATTACACTACCAGCAAATACTCATATAGTTCACGCAGGTGTTCAAGTTGTAGAATCTGCAACAATGGACACAGGTACAAATGCTACTATAACATTGGGTGCAGCAGACGCTGACGAATATGTTACAGCATTTGATATTGATGGTGCATCAGACTTGGCATATGCTCCAAGCGTTACACCTTCAGCAGAAGTTGTCCTGTCTTCAGCAGATACACTAGACCTGACTTTTGCAGGTGACGGTGCTACCTTCTCAGCAGGTAAACTTAGAGTTTACGCTCTATTGATGGACGTTTCTGAGCAAGGAAGCTCATCAGCTAATGAAGTTGATAGAGACTATCTAGCATAATATAATAAATGGGGAGGCTGGGATAATCTGGCCTCTCCAACTACATAACAGTGAAAGAAATTTAAATGGCAGAAACTTATCTAACTTTAACTAATAGAGTTCTTACACGATTAAACGAAGTTGAACTAACATCTTCAACCTTTACTTCTGCTAGAGGTATTCAGACGCAAGTTAAAAATGCTATTAATGAATCTGTACGATACATAAATCAAAGAGAATTTAATTATCCATTTAACCATGCTACACAAACAGAAACACTTGTAGCTGGTACAGTTAGATATAGTTTACCTGCATCAACTAAAACTGTAGACTATAATACATTTAGAATTGTAAAAGATGAAGATTTATCTGTGTCTGGCGGCAAGCTAGGCAAATTAGATTATAATGAATATATTAATAGTTATATTACACAAGAAGATGAAATAGTAACAACAACTCTTAATGGTTCTCATTCTAATTCTGTTACTACACTTACATTAACATCTACCACAGGTTTTGATAGTGCAGGTACAGCACACATAGGTAATGAGATAGTATCCTATACAGGTATATTGGGTAATGACCTTACAGGTGTTACACGTGGTGCAGAAAGCACAACAGCATCAGCACATGCAAGTGGTGTTCAAGTAGCGCAGTTTGATAATGGTGGTGTTCCATTATATGTTGCTCGTACTTTAGATAACAACTATTTGCTATACCCTTTTCCAGATAAACAATATTCATTAAAGTTTGATTACTTTACTTTTCCATCTGATTTATCTGCACACAGTGATACGACAACTATACCCGACAGATTTTCACCTGTTATTGTAGATGGTGCAACTGCATTTGTATATCAGTATAGAGGAGAAACACAACAGTACGGTATTAACTTTGCACGTTTTGAGCAAGGTATAAAAAATATGCAAACTCTTCTTGTTAATAAATTTGAATATGTCAGGTCTACCTATCTGCCACATCAAGGATACTCAGGAAGTGCGAATATAAATCCAAGGGTATCATAAATGGCTGACCAATCAGGAACACAACCTTTTTCATTTAACTGTGAAGGTGGGCTTGTTTTAAACAGGTCTACTTTTATTATGCAACCGGGTCAGGCACTAGAGTTAACTAACTTTGAACCTGATATTGAAGGTGGCTACAAAAGAATAAATGGATTTAAAAAACATGTAAATCAAGTTGTGCCGTTTACTGCTGATACTACTGAAGCAGTATTGATGGTAGCATTGTTTAATAAATTTACACTTGCAGCTAGAGGCACTAAAATATTTAGTTCAGCCTCTACAACACTAACACTTAAAATATCTGCAAGTGATACTATGAGTGGTTCTGGAACTATTAATGCAAAAGATACATCTGCATTTAGTTCTAGCGGTACGATACAGATAAACTCTGAAATATTTACCTATACTGGTAAAACAGCAACATCCTTCACGGGTGTTACACGTGCAACAAGTAGCACAACTGCTGCTGCACATGCGGCTACAGATGTTGTGTCAGAAACTTGGACAGAAAGAGATACAGGCAGAACAAGTGCAGGTCGCTATCAGTTTGAGCGTTTTAACTTTGATGGTAACGAAAAAATAATAATGGTAGATGGTGCAAATGCACCTGTTGTATTTAACACTTCTTTAGCTGCTACAGATGTAAGTGAGAGTTCTGTTTCAGGTTCTCAGTTTGTAGTGTCTTTTAAAAACCATATGTTTTATGCTGGTAAATCATCTACACCTCAAGAGGTAGTATTTAGTCAACCGTCTGATGAGGATGCTTTTAATACAGGAAGTGGTGCTGGTAGCTTTTCAGTTGATGACACTATAACTGGTCTTAAAGTTTTCCGTGATGATTTGTTTATATTTTGTGAAAATAGAATATTTAAACTAACAGGGTCAAGTTCTTCAGATTTTGCCGTTACAGCAATTACACGTGATATCGGTTGTGTTAACGGATTTACTATTCAAGAATTTGCTGGTGACTTAATATTCTTAGGACCAGACGGTTTAAGAACAATTGCTGGTACAGCAAGAATTGGTGACGTGGAACTTGGTACTATTAGTTCTAACGTACAGCCTTTGTTTAAAGAAAACTTAGTAGACTCTGCTTCTTTTACATCTATAGTTATACCAGACAAAACACAGTATAGAATATTCTTTAGTAAAGATGGAACTGAGCCAGCTACAATTGGTGTTATTTGTGTGCTTAAACAATCAGGTTTTGAATTTGCACAGTTAAAAGGAATAAAGCCAAACTGCACAGATACAACTGTTGAAACAGGAGAAGTAATACCCATACATGGTGGATTTGATGGATTTGTGTATAGACAGGATACGGGTGATACATTTGATGGCACATTAATATTTGCAAAGTATAGAAGTCCTGACCTAACGTTTGGAGACCCCGGCATTAGAAAATATATGCAACGTGTAAATATTAACTATGCACCAGAAACAACTATTGATGCAGACATGTTTGTAAGATATGACTACGAGTCTGCACAATCTATTAGACCTGCAGCTTATCCACTAGATAGTTTAAATGTAGCAGGTATTTATGGCTCTTCTAAATACGGAACTGCTAGTTATGGTGGACCTTCACAGCCTATTGTTCGTAAGTCTGTAGAAGGTTCTGGTTTTGCTGTAGCACTTCGTGTTGAGGATGGAGCAACTGAAACTGGTCCTTATTCATTAAAAGGATTTCAATTAGAATATCAATTAGGAGCAAGAAGGTAATGGGTGCAACATATACACGGCAATCTACATATGCTGATGGCGATACTATCACAGCCGCCCACACTAACGATGAGTTTGACCAGATTGTAGCTTTTGCCGCTTCTGGCACAGGTCATACACACGATGGTACGGACGCAGAAGGTGGCCCTATTTCTACACTTCTTAGTAACACTCTTACATTTGGTACTGGTGGTGACGTTGATATAGCAATAACCTTTGATGCAAATACTAATGATGGTGTACTTACTTGGAAAGAAGATGAAGATTACTTTGAGTTTAGCGATGATATACTATTAGCAACAACAGAAAAATTACAGTTTCGTGATACTGCTATTTATATTAACTCAAGCACAGATGGTCAACTAGACCTTGTTGCAGATACAGAAATACAGATAGCTGCAACAACTGTAGATATTAATGGTAACGTAGATATATCTGGCACACTTACAATAGGCAGTGCTGGCATATCAGAAGCAGAACTAGAAATATTAGATGGTGCTACTGTTACCACAACAGAATTAAATATTATTGACGGTGATACATCTGCTGGCACAACTGCTGTAGCAGGTGGCGATGGTATTGTTACTAACGATAGTGGTACAATGCGTCAAACAACTGTTGATACATTTGATACCTACCTTTCACAAACTTCCAAAACACTTACCAATAAAACACTTACAACACCTGTAATTGCAGAGATAGACTCTGGTGCAGATATAACTTTGGATGCAACTGCAGACATTAATCTTGATGCAGGTGGCGGTGATGTATTCTTAAAAGATGATGGAACAACGTATGGTTCTTTAACTAACTCATCTGGCAACCTTGTAATAAAATCAGGTACAACAACAGCCTTGACATTTTCGGGTGCAGATGCTACAATTGCAGGAGATTTAACCATATCAGGTGATGACCTGACGATGGGTACAAATACTGCAGGACATCTTCTTATCGCTGATGGCACAAACTTTAATCCTGTTTCTGTAACAAGTTTATCAGAAATATCTACAGTTGCTAACGATGATGTATTTATAGCTGTTGATACATCAGGTGGTGGCCTTAAAAAGATTGCAAGAAGTGCAATTGTATCTGGATTAGCAGCGTCTGGTGCTATATCAAACGTAGCAGACGATAGCACCCCTCAATTAGGCGGTGATTTAGATATGAATGGTAACGATATTGTTACTACATCTAATGCAGATATTGAACTTGCACCTAATGGAACAGGACATGTTACTATTAAAGGTAATACTAATCAAGGCACTCTTCAATTTAATTGTGAGGCTAATACTCATGGACAACAAATAAAAGCAGCACCACACTCAGAAGGTGCTAACAATGTTTTAACTCTTCCTAGCACCGGGGGTGATGCTAGACTAGTATCAACATCCTCAACTGCCACACTTACTAATAAAACTATTGATGCTAGTCAACTTTCAGGCACAGTAGCAAATGCTCGTCTTGATGCAGAACTACAAGCATTAGCTGGTTTAACATCTGCTGCTGATAAAGGTATACAGTTTACTGGCTCTGGTACAGCGGCTACTTATGATTTAACTGCTGCTGGTAAAGCACTGCTTGATGATGCTAACGCAAGCGCACAACGTACTACACTTGGTCTTGGTACATCAGCAACAACAGATACAGGTATTAGCAGTGGAAATGTAGCTGTATTTACAAGTGGCGTTGCGGATAATGATTTTTTACGTGTTGATGGAACAACAATAGAAGGACGCTCTGCATCAGAAGTATTGTCTGATATAGGTGGACAGGCAACACTTACATTTGGTATATCAAATACTAACGCTGTTAAAGTTGACAGTGCTTCTGTAGCTGATGACGAGTA